GCGCTTACCTCGCTTCGTTCGTTCATAGAAGATGCGGTATCGGATTACTTCAAAAGCACAGTCAATCCCAAGCACAATGTAAGCCTACGCATTACACAAAGCTGGTGCAACTACTCGGAACCAGGACAATACCATCACAAACATGCACACCCCAACAGCTACATCTCAGGCGTGTTTTATGTGCAGACGAATAACAACGACAAGATTTATTTCTATCGTGATGGCTGGCAGCAGATCAAGTTCCCGCCTGAGCAGTGGAATGCGTACAACTCAGAATCATGGTGGTTTGAAGCGACTGTCGGCAAGTTAATTTTGTTCCCATCGTCGCTGACGCATATGGTTCCGACAGTAGAAGGCGATGACACAAGAATCTCACTATCTTTTAACACCTTCCCTGTCGGTGTGGTCGGGGAAGAAATGGATTTAACTGGGCTTAGGCTGGAGGCATAGATGGGCCATTACGCGAAAATTGACGAGAACAATGTTGTAACCCAAGTGGTTGTGGTTGATAACAAGGATATGTCTGACGCTTCAGGCGTTGAGAAGGAACACATCGGCGCAGCGCACCTAGAGAAGATTCTTGGCGGCACTTGGAAGCAAACTTCCTACAACGGCAACATGCGTAAGAATTACGCAGGGATTGGTTATACCTACCGAGCAGATATAGATGCGTTTGTTCCTCCAAAGCCCTTTGCAAGCTGGCTTCTCAATGCAGACGCACAGTGGGAACCTCCTGTAGCAATGCCAACTGACGGTAAAATGTATCAATGGGACGAACCAAGTGTTAATTGGATTGAGATGACATGACACCTGAGCAGAAGTCAGACGTACTCGTAGAAGCTGCTAAAGCTGCTCCTCCTGTAGTGATTACAACGGCTGTGACCGTTGGCGGTCTGACTCTCAACGAATGGGTGGCAGTTGCTACCCTGCTCTACATTGTGTTACAGTCCGGCTGGCTTGTCTGGAAATGGTTCCATGCCATAAAAGATAAGAAGAATGAAGCACAATCTTCCAATAGTTAAAGTAGTTTGGGAAGATGCCTGCCATGACACTCTGGGTTGGGGTGACTCTCCAGAGAAAGCCAGGGAATTTCAAGTTCCGCTTGTTGTCTCAGTAGGTTTTTTGTTAGCAGAGACCAAGCAGGGCGTGAAAATTTGTCAGTCATTGACTGACGACGCAATTGCTCAGTCTTTGGTCATTCCTCGAAAGATGATCCAAAGCATTGAGCGAGGGGCTTGGCGGTGCGTAAAAAATCTGAAGATGAAGAGTTCATCAAAGTCTGGCAAGAGTTAGGCAGTCCAACAAAGATTGCAGATCGCATAGGTCTTGCCCTTCGTAATGTATACGAGCGACGAAGGGCTATTGAGAAGAAATACAACATTCTTCTACCAACCAAAGACGGTCGTTTCACCATACCAGAGAATCGAAGGCGAGCAACCTTAGAAACCGAAGGTTATGTCATTGTCTTTAGCGACGCTCATTTCATGCCTGGGGAGCCTTCTGTAGGCTTCAAAGCACTCTTAAAACTCATCAAAACCTTAAAGCCTAAAGCGGTCATTGCAAACGGCGACATCCTTGATGGCGGGACTATCTCCAAGTACGGCGCAATGGATTGGGAGCCCGTTACAAGCCTTCGTGACGAGCTAGAAGCAGTACAGTGGCATATGGATCAGATCGTGAAGGCGTGTAAGGGTCTAGGAACCTTCCTGCATCGAACAACAGGCAACCATGACATCCGGTTTGACAGGAGGCTTGCAGGCGCGGTTCCTGAGTTTCGAGGTATTGGCGGAACATGTCTTAAAGATCATATTCCTGAGTGGTCTGTAAGTTGGTCGGTCATGGTCAACGATCTTTGTATGATTAAGCACAGGCTTCAACACGGAGGTATCCATTCGGGTTATAACAACACGTTGAAAGCTGGGATCTCTACAGTCTCAGGGCATACTCATCTCTTGGAGGTCAAGGGATGGGGCGACTACCGAGGACGTAGATACGGTGTTTCTACGGGGATGCTGGCCGATCCTGACGGAAACCAGTTTGCTTATATCGAGGACAATCCGGTTCCCTGGTGCTCTGGTTTTGCTGTCTTGTGCTTTAGGGATGGTCTACTCTTGCCTCCTGAACTTGTAGAAGTCATCGAGGGAACTGCTTACTTTAGGGGAACGGCAGTTGGCTAACTTTGAACAAGCGTTTGACAAGATGATGGAGGACGAGGGAGGTTATGTTCTCCATGAAGTCCAAGGAGATCGTGGCGGTCAGACCTATGCTGGTATTGCTCGCAAGATGCACCCTAAATGGGAGGGCTGGCAGCATATCGACTACCAGGAAACACCCCCTACACAGTTAGTCCGAGACTTCTACAAAGAGAACTTTTGGGACAAGATCAAGGGCGACGATTTAACGCATGACGTTATAGCCTCGTCCATCTTTAACTTTGCTGTCAATGCTGGCGTTCCTGTGTCGATCAAACTTGCCCAGATATGCGTTAAAACAGCACCAGACGGCGTTATCGGGCCCAAGACCATATCAGCACTCAACCAATCGAATCCTGAGCTATTTGTGGCTTATTTCGCGCTAGCAAAGATCGCTCGTTATCGTGACATTGTTACTCGTGACCGAAGCCAACTTAAGTTTCTCCTTGGTTGGGTAAACAGGACGCTCAAACTATGAACCTGCTCGGAATCTCTTCCATTGTTGATTCGGTTGGTAAAGTCATCGGAGACTTGCATACGTCCGACAAGGAGCGCATGGAGCTTGAGCTCGAGGCCAAGCGTATCGACCAAGCGATAGACCTCGGTCAAATGGAAGTTAACAAGGTCGAAGCTGCCAATCAGAACCTGTTCGTTGCTGGCTGGAGGCCTGCTATCGGTTGGGTGGGTGCTGGCGCAATGTTCTACCAGTTTCTTCTTTATCCGCTTTTAGTCTGGGCATGGACTTGGATGCAAGCAGAACAAATTGTCCCGCAAGAGGTAAAGCCTCCTCCCATGCTTGATACCGACGCTCTATGGGTTATTTTGAGCGGTATGTTGGGGATTGCGGGGATGAGGAGTTTTGAGAAAAGCCGCGGTGTTGCGCGGTAACTTCGTCTCGCACCATCTGGCCAATCTTGTCACCGTGTACTTTGTCGATCTTCTCAATGATCGGAAGCCGTTTGCTTTTAGCTAACTTTAAGATCATCTTTGCCCAGTCTTGAACGACGTGCGGCAACGCTTGGTTATACGCCGCCGCTATCTCCTCAATGTTAGACGACTTAACTTGTTTGATAAGGTTGATCCACGACATTCCTGATCGACCACTCCTTAAACGCTCTGTGTTTTGCCATCGTGTCTGGGCACTCTGTTGATGGAGGTATCCAGCCGTGTTCTCTCCAGATCTCCTCGACAAGCCTGAAGCGTTCTTTCCTCGTCTGATTCGCAATTAACTCTTGCCAACTGTTCATAGTAAGCCTTTCGGGAACGGATAGACCGCATCCTCGTGAGGAGTTCCTGGCCGTGGTGCATTGAAAAACCTCCGTTTTTCCAACTCTGTAGGCTTCCAGAAACACTCTGGAGCCTCAGACTTGATGATGTGAATGACCCTCTCAAGCACGGGAGAGTCATCGGAAATGTTTGCAGGACGCTTTGCAAACGCTTTTTTCAACATGGTTTGGTGGTGTACGCTTAACATGGCTAGAACGGTACTGAATCGTCGTCATCGACTTTGGTTGATCTTACTTCCGCGTCTTTCTGCTGGAACTTTAGGCCCAAATACTTTCCGTCGGAACCCTCGTTAACCCAGCCTGAGACCCAGTATTCGACATTGTTTATCATTGCTGAACCTCGATAGTCTGGGTGCACATCCTTCTCCTTCTTCTTGTTCTTACTGATACTTCCTGTTAGTTCTTTTGGCATAGCTTTTCTTCCAGTTGATTAACTTCGTTGAGAAAAGCAACCAGATCAGCCTCGATCTTGGTTAGCTCTTCCGGCTTTGGCTCGTAACGTACGATGAATAACTGTAGATGTTCAGGAAGCCTTGGGTCGAATGACACAAAGTCGCACCAAGTCCTACCTGTCACGAGCATTTGAGTAAGCATTTGTGGTTTGTATTTAGCAGGAACCTCCTTAGAAAGTAAGTAATCGACATGGGTGTTTGAGTTGGGACACTTGATCTCGATCAATCCCGACCCTGCAAAGCCATCAGGAGACGCTCCAAGCCACTTTATCGACTTGTGAGTATGAAACCCTGTCTGTTCGACGAAATGGCCTGTGTGGATTTCGTAGGCTGCTCTGGCAACGGGTTCTTGTTCTGTACCCCATTGCATAGCTGCATTCGTGAATGAATCGCCCTGTAAGCCTGTCAGACGCTCTGTGACGAGTTGAATCTGGTAGTTACGGCGTGTAGCTGTTCCAGGTTTCGCAAGCGCGTCTGAGGCCCTGCTAGCGGTTAGGTGGCCCAGTCTTGCTTTGTACCAATCATCAGTTCTTTGTTCCATGTTGCACCTTTAGTATCCCTCGTTCGATCATTGCTTGCATCGTGTTTATGTACGCTTGGTTCCAGAAGTCTCGTCGTTCTTCACGAGACATTTCTTTTCCCTGGTCTAAGTATGCGTGGCATTTGAAACACAAAGATGCTACTAAAGCATCAGAGACCTTGATGCCCATGCCTTTGCCTTGATTTCTGTGAGCGGCAACTACTGTTCCGTCCTCACAAAAACAAGATCCACAAGGCAGATGCCTGCAAGCCTCAAGCAGCTTTTTGTTTGAGTACATTGATCTTCCTCAAGTCGAGTTCAGCGTCCTTCATCTCGTCTGTCCAGACTAAGCCCTTCTCGATTGCGTACTGGAGGAGTTGCTCTACGAGATCAGAAAACTCTGACACGGTAAGCGAAGCAGTCGAAGGCTCGATCTCTTTTACGATACCTCCAGGAAGTTCAACAACACGAGAAGGTAAAAACCTTGTCTTAGCCCACTCGTGCCAGATGTCCTGCGTGTATTGCTGGCCCATTAACTGTTCCGCACAGGCTGTCAGGATCGACCAATAAAACCGATTCTGAGCCGCTGTGCGAGGAGGTTTGGAGATAGTTACCATGTAGCCTAGTTCAGTGGCTTCTATGGCCTCTATGACCCTCCTACGGTCAGTCTCAGTTGTTAGTATTGATCTCATTTCTCAGATACCAGTTGTAGTTAGCTCGAAAGGCTCGTCTCTCGAAGTCGGTGAACTTATCGTGACGCTCTGAGAACATGGCATTGACCATGCGTCTCTTAAACTCTTTGCTGTCAACGTCAAGCCACATTAGATAATTGTCGAGCCCTGACTCGTGGAGGTCTCCGAATAGGAACCTAAGTGCGGTAATCGTTTCGTCTGTTGGTCTAGTTTTGTAGGGTGCTTTGCAAGCATCATCGACTGCCAGTTGGATAACAGACCAAAGCAGTTTCTTGCAACGCTCTGTCTGTATTGAGTCCAACAGCCCTTCTTCAAATGTGTTTAGGTTCATTTTCTTTTGTAGTAGTAAGCCCAGGCTTGCCTGTAGAGTTTTTCTTTCGTTACCAACTTGCGAGCCTCCAGAGCACGAATCATCTTGAGCGCATTCTGTGGTGTGCAACCGAATTTGTTTGCCAGATCGTTGAGCGACATCCAGTCGTCGAGTGCTGCCAAGTAAGCCGTTTGTGTTGGCGTTAGCGGTTTAGACTTGTTTAGCATCAACCGGCCAAACTTCTCCACCGACTTCAGGAACTCATCTCGGTGTGAGATGAGAACTCCTGATTGTTTAGCGGCATCAAGAATCTGACTCATTTTTCTCTTTCTTCAAGCATAGCGTCTGCCATCTTGTAAGCCAATTTCGCGGTGACATCAAAATAATTTTCATTCACTAATACTTGCATTGCTTTCGTTGCAAAGTAATCGCGCAAAGTCATGCCTTGCTCATCGCTGGTCATTACTGGGCCTTTGATTGGAAAGGCCGGCCCTCCTGTATTTTTCATTTGATCTCCGTGAGTTCTTTCTTGCGCTGCTCCTTGGCTGCGTCGATTTGTTTAATAGCCTCAGGATCGTTCTTAAACACCTTGTACGCGCCTGTGAATGCTGCTTTCAAGTCATCAACTGTTTTGGCCTCTGAGAGCGTTTTTATGTGGTCGTCTACGGAAGGCTTATCTTCATCTGGCAGATCCTCTCCAGCGTAGATATAAAGCCCGATACCGTGGAGACTGATAGCTTTAGCTAGACACCTTTGCATAGCAGTGTTGACCTGGAAAGCATCTGGGTTAGAGATCGCTTTGTTACGGTGATCCATGACAGGAAGTTGTGCAGTGCGAGACACACCGAATGCTTTGACTTCACAAAACACCATCACGGTGTCATTCCAGGTTTGGTGAGGCTTGTACTCCCATGTGGCCGTGGGATT